GCAAAAAGAAATGCAATAGATATAGGTGCAAGAGATGGTGAGTTTACTCGATATCTAAATCATTATTATGATCATACCTATTGTTTTGAACCCAGAAATAGAGATTATTTTTTTTATAATACAATTAAATCTAAAACAACACACTATAGATGTGCAGTAGATAATGAAAAAAATAGAATAGATGATTTATTATTAACAGATATTGATTTTATTAAAATAGATACAGATGGTGGGGAACACGATATAATAAAAGGATTAGAAAATACAATTGAAAAGTATAATCCTGTAATTTTATTAGAAGTTTATTTTCCTGATCAAAAAACGGCGTTAGAAATGTTATATGATATAGGTTATGAAACTAAAACAACCTGTTTTAGAGATTGGGACCATACATTAGTAAGGAAAGACAAATAATGGCGGTCGTAAAGGCCGATAAATAACGATTTTAGTCATAATATGACTAAATATTAACATACTACGAATTGAGCGTAGGGGTAGAACTCAACCAATTAGAAAGAGGTAATTATGAACGCGGAAAACACAGCGGTAAACGAAACTGAGACGACTGCAACTCAACCAGAAGGTAAAGAGCAGGTAGCAAATACGCAGGAAACTGCTAAGGAACAAGATAACCTATTATCACAAGAAGATGTAAATCGAATTGTAGCGGATAGGGTAGCAAGAGAAAAGGCAAAGTTTGAAAAGAAATATTCAGGCGTTGACTTGGATCTTTATAACGAACTTGTAGAGAAGCAAGAAAAAGCACGCCATCAAGAACTTGAAAAGCGTGGAGAGTTTGAAAAATTGTTGAAAGAGCAGGCGGAGAAATTCAATGGCAAAATTCAACAATATGAAAGCGAACTTACTTCTATCAAGGTAGACGGTGCATTGTTAAATGAAGCAAGTGCCAACAAAGCGGTTAATCCACAACAGGTGGTTCAATTGCTTAAAGGCCAAGTAAGACTTAATGAAGCAGGCACGGTTGATGTCGTTGATGCAAATGGACAGGTTAGATATGATGATAATGGTAATCCATTAAAAGTATCTACTTTGGTAAATGAATTCCTTACAGCAAATCCTCATTTTGTATCAGCAGGACCAAGTGGTTCTGGAACTGGTCAAGGTGTTGGAAAACAAACTCCTGTGGTAGATAACGATGTTACTAAATTAAATATGGAAAATCCTCAACATCGTGCTCGTTATGCAGAACTTATGCGAGCAAAAGGGATCCGTATATAATTGCTTAAACCAAAAAGGAGATAAAAATGGCAGTTACAACTTCAACACTGACACAAGAACTATATGCAAATATTGTTCAAAGTGCATTATACACTTTGTCAGAAAACACAATCATTCGTCCGGTTGTTCGTAATTACGACATGACAGGAACACCAGGTCTTGTTGCACAAGTTCCAATCTACCCAGCACTAAGTGCAAGTGGATTAACTGAAGGCACAGACATTTCAACACCAACATCATTTGACACTACTTCTAAAACTATTACAGCGGCAGAAGTAGGTGTATTGGTAACACTAACTGACCTATCAAAAGAATCTGCATCAGAAGATGTTGCGGCGGCTATTGGTAGACAAATTGGTGACGCTATGGCAGTTAAAGTCGACACAGACTTAGCGGCTTTATTCAGCGGCTTCTCAAATGTAGTTGGTAGCGGAGCAAGAGAGTTAAGCGTAGAAGATTTCTTCAAAGCGGCGGCTATCTTGAGAAACAACAAGGCTCCTGGACCATATGTTTCAGTGATCCACCCATACCACGCATTCCAAATCAAGAAACAATTAACTAACGCAGGTGGCGTTCCTATGTCACATAACTTGTCAGATGTAGGTAACGTAGCGTTAAGAGACGGTTTCGTTGGTAGAATCGCTGGTATTGACATTTTTGAATCAACGGTTATTAGCGGAGACTCTGCTGGTGCATTCGTTGGTGGTGTTATGTCACAAGACGCACTAGGTTACATGGTTAAACGTGGAATGAGAATTGAAGAGCAAAGAGATGCTTCATTAAGAGCAACTGAAATCGTAGGTTCTATGGCTTACGGCGTAAGTGAAATTTTTGATGCATACGGCGTTCAATTATTAGGCGACGCACAACTATAATTAGGTAATTCCTAATATCACTTGAAAGGGGCGGAGAAATTCGCCCTTTTCTCGCCTTTAAGGTAAATAAAGTATATTAAACAAACATAGATGGTTTAGGCAGAACCTAAAGCATTATAGAAGGAAGAACCTTTGATATGGCTACACTAGCAACAATAAGCGACATTCAAACATACGAACCGGACATTTTAGAATTTGGTATTCCTGATTTCGATGGCGAAATTACAAAAGCACAAAATGATGTATTTCGTGATCTAAGAATTAGGTGGTGGCCGACACAACAAATTGGTTTGTATGATCTCAAATATCTAGCAACTGGTCAATATGAACCAGATGAAGACTTATACAATGCTACACAATTAAACCGTGCTTGTGTTTATCAAGCATTAGGGTTTCATATCTATCCTAAACTATCTAAATTTGAACCAGAACAAGATATCTTTGAAAGAAAGATGGAGTTCTATCGTAAAGAATACGAAAGAGAATTAGATTTAATTTTAAGGGTGGGAGTGCAGTATGATTTGGATTCATCAGGAACATTTACTGACGAAGAAAAACAACCTACACACTTCCTACGCCTAAAAAGGTAGTAGGCCATGTCAAATAGAGAAGACGTAATAAAAAACATTATTGATGTATTGGGCGATATGAATAGTCCCAAACCTACGTTTGTCACAAGAGAACCATTTGATACAGAAAAATTAGCAATTACACAATTTCCTGCTCTATTGGTAACCACTGGTAATGAAACACGTGAAGACCAGGCAATGGGTGGTTATAGAAGAGGAATTATTGAAGTAACAATTAGAGGTTTTGTGCGATCCGACGGACGCCAAGGGTTCGTTCAAAGCGTGGATCAAAAACGCAATGAATTGATTGAACGCATTGAAGAAACACTAAACACAACAAGAAATAGAGAACTAGCAACAGCAAGGGCGGCAACAACACACGTTACATCAATTGAAATAATTGATAGAACTCCGCCATTAGGTGAATTTGTAATGATTGCTGAAGTTCACTATTCATTTACAAAAGGAGCAGTATAATGCCTATGAAATATGTAAAAATGTTTAAAAACGGATCCTGGGAATATATCCAAGAGGATCGTGTTAACAGATTTCTTGAAGAAGGTTGGACTTTAGAAAATCAAAGTCCAGTTCAAGGAAAAAAGTCACCGGCCAAAGGACGTAAGAATAAAATTACAGCCGACGCCCAAGTGACTTCAATTAAAGCGGAAGAAACAGAGGAATGGGATCTTACAGCAGGTGAAGATTGGGCAGACTCAATTGAATCTATTGTGGAAGAACAAACCGAAGATGATTCCAACAACGCAAAAGAGGAGAACTAAACTATGGCAACTTACACAGGTGAAAACGGAACCGTTAAAATCGGAACCGATTCTGCAGGTGAATCTGCAATCGCTGAAGTTCGCTCTTGGACGGTAGAACATACTAAAGATGTTATTGAAGACACCGTAATGGGCGACGCGGCAAGAACTTATAAATCTGGTTTACACCAGTTTACAGGTTCAATGGAAGTGGTATATGATGATGGACACACAGCGGCAAGCGATGCTTTCCGTCCTGATGTGGACTCAGACTTATTTGTTGAATTTTATCCAAACTCAGGTGGTGGAGAAAAATTCACAGGTAAAGTAATCGTAACTTCAGTATCTAGAACAGCATCATTTGATGATCTAGTAACTGCAACGGTTAACTTCCAAGGAACTGGTGCATTAGACGTTCAAGCGTATAACGCATAAGGAACGATAATGTTAGTAATACGTGTTAAAGGCACACGTCAGGTTGGCAGGGCTCTTGAACGAGAAAAAGAGTCTTTGATGACCAAAATAGCGGATGATACAAAGTCTATTGCTGTTTCAAAAACACCAATAGATCAGGGACAAGCAAGACGTGGTTGGCGCCTTGAATCTTCATTTAGAATGAAGAGGATAGTCAACCGCGTGCCCTACATTGACTTGTTGGAAAAAGGCCGCTCAAAACAAGCACCTAACGGTATATTAGGGCCTACCATTAGGGAGATATCTAAAAGGAGATATAAATGAGTGTATTAGAAAACGCAAAAGAACACTTCAAAGGCAGATTAACTGGTGAACTTAGAAAGATGTCAGTTCCAGAATGGAAAACAGATATCTATTATAAACCATCATATTCATTTGCCGCTGAAGCAAAAATTATTGAACTGCAACAGCAAGGTAAAACGGTTGATGCATTGGTTGAATCTATTCTAGTAAAAGCACTAGATCCAGAAGGCAAACCGATGTTTACAAAATTTGATCGTAATGCTTTGATGCACGAAGTTGACCCATCTATTCTAATTAGAATTGCAACAGAATTAAATTCTGCTACAACTGATTATGAGGCCGTGGGAAAAAACTAAAAGAGGACGTTGAACTTCAATTGATAATGCGTATTGCCGAAACACTCGGCAAATCAGTTGAAGACGTGATGCAGTTCAGCGTCCTAGAAATAAAATTGTGGTATGAATGGTTCATGCTACAAAACGCAAAGAGCAAGGAGTCGATGAAGGATGGCAAGGCAGGAAATAGAAGTCCGCGTAGTAGATAAAACACAAGCGGCACTACGAAACATTAACACACGACTTGGTAAACTGCAAACAGGTTTACTAGGTGTTAATAGACTTGCCGCGGCCGCAGTAACAGCATTTGCTGGATTTGCAACTGGTGCTGGTGTTAAGGGAATACTTAATGCCACACAGGCAATGGAAGGATTCCGAACTCAATTAACAACCTATCTTGGAAGTCAAGAACTTGCCAATGCAGAAATTGCTAGATTATCAAAACTTGCAAGATCTTTACCACAAGACGTTAATGAATTAACTGAAGCATTTGTTATCTTTAACAGATTTGGTTTAGATACTTCAAATGAATCAATGAAGGCATTTTCAAATATTGCCGCGGCTAACTCCAAATCAATTACACAATTAGGTGAAGCGGTTGCTGATGCATTAACTGGTGAATTTGAACGTCTAAAAGAATTTGGTGTTAAGGTATCAAAAGAAAATGGTAGATTTGTAGCACGTATTGGTGAGGATCAGGTTGCTGTTTCCACATCAACAAAAGGTCTAATAGATCAATTAAAAGCACTAGGTGCAGAAGGCGGTAGATTTGGAAATGTAACCATTGGATCATTAACACTTGCTATGTCAAACTTCCGTGGTGCTATATTTGAAACAGGCGCGGCGTTGGGCGAGGGTGGTTTTGGTTTAGCAATCGCAGATGCATTAACTGGATTGACAGACCTTCTTACCAAAAATGACGAAGCAATTACTAAAATAGGTGATGGCCTAACAAAAGCATTCTTGTATGCAAAAGAAGCAATTATACTTGTATTTGACAATATAGAATTATTAGCAAAAGGATTTGCAATATTCTTAGGTTTAAAATTTGCTGTAGGAGTAGGACAAATTGCGACAGCACTTGCTGGACCACTTGTTAAAGCCATAGTTTTAGCAACCAAGGCGATGAAAGCATTCACATTGATGATGCTAAGAAATCCTATTATTGCCGCTGGTGTGGGTATTGCCGCAATTATAGAAAAAACAACAGGTGCGTTTAGTAAACTTGCTGAAGAACTAGGTATCATTGGCGAAGATAGTGTGCTTGATAACATGGTTGAAAGTGGTAAAGAACTTACCATGGAAATTGCAGGACCATTAGTTAATGGTATAAAACAGGTTGGTGGTATTAGTGAAAAGGTTAGCAAAGATTTTGAAGATATTAAAAATAGAGCAAAAGATACAAAGAAAACATTATCAGAATCAGAAGCCGCTTTAGAAACACAGAAAAAAGCCGAAGAAGCAATGTTGCAGGCCCAAAAGGAAAAAACTAAACAACTTAAAGAAATTATTAGTGGTAAACTTGAAGAATTACGTGTTAGTGGTTTAACTACCGAAGAACAACAAAAAATTAAATTAGAAAAAGAATTAACTGCTAAATTTGGTGAAGATATAGTTAAAAATGCACAAAGCGAATTAAAAGCGTATTATGCACAAAGTAAAGAATTGCAAAATCAAGTTGCAATTCGAAAACAGATAGATGAATTAACAACCCTTAGTGGTTTTAACACACAAGCAAAAGAATTAGCAAATTTAGAAAAAGCATATGAACAGGCATTGCAATTACAAAAAGATTATCTAGATGATTCTTATTCGATTGATAATCAATTCTATACAGGCAAAGAACTGATGGAAATGGATTATCAACAAAAACGCTTTAATATTATTAAAGGATTTGAAGATAGAATTAAAGAATTGCAAATGAAAAATATTCGCGAAGCATTAGGCGAAAATGAAAAAGCAACAACAAGAGCATTAACAGATAAAGAAAAAGAATTTTTATTTAGACGCGGATTTGAAGAACGCCAAAGAGAAATAGTTAACAAGCGTATTGAATTTGAAAAGAAATCAGAATTAGAAAAAGGTCAATTTGCACTTGAACAAGCAAATACTTTATTTGCTGGTTTAGGTAGAGTAAACAAAAAATTCTTTGCCGCACAAAAAGCGATTGCTATTGCACAAGCGGTAATAAACACATACCAAGGTGCAACCAAAGCACTTGCTACATATCCACCACCATTTAACTTCTTAGCGGCGGCTGGTGTTGTTGCTAGTGGTTTGGCACAGGTTGCTACAATTAGAGCACAGACATATCAAAGAGGTGGTGATATGTTACCAAATCGTCCTGCTATTGTGGGAGAAGGAGGCGCGGAGTTAGTAGTTCCTAAACAACCATCTACCGTCATACCAAACGAGGTTGCTAGAGCAATGGGCAACATGAATGGTGAACAAGGAGTTCAAGTCAACTTTAACATTACAACCACGGACGCAAGAGGTTTTGATGAACTCCTAGTTGAAAGACGTTCAACCATTGTTGGTATAATTAATCAAGCAATGAACACACGTGGTAGAACAGGAGTCACAGCATAATGGCATACATAGGATTTTTTCCAGTAGATAACGGATTTACAACAGCACGTTTTAGACAACAAACACAAACTAAGAAAACTGAAGCGGCAAGTGGTAGAATTATTAGAGCAACAAATTCAACAACTAGATACAGAGGAACATTACAATTTCCCCCAATGACCTTAGCAGAATTTAAACCTGTTATGGCATTTGTTGCACGTTGTCAAGGTATGCTAAATGAATTTGATGTTATTATTCCAACCATAAGTTATACAACAGGTGTAGCAGGTCAAACAATTACGGTCACAGCAGATGCAAGTGCAGGTGATACAAGCGTGAATATTCAATCAAATTCAACCAGTGGCACAATACTTAAAGCGGGTGATGTTATACGTTTTTACAATCATACCAAAGTATACATGGTCACAGAAGATGTTGTTGCCGATGGATCAGGAAATGCAACAATTAATTTTCAACCCAATCTAGTGACTGCTGTTGCAACATCTGATAGTAGTGGTGAAGGTGTAACCAGTGATAGTGTTCCTTTTAGAATGATTATTACAAATGACCTACAAGAATTTGCATATAGAACTGATGGGTTGGTAGAGTATGAATTAGATGTTGAAGAGGTTATTTAATGACAAGGCAATTAGCAGATGTAACACAAACAGCGTTGGCAAGAGATGCTCTTGTTTCATTTGTTCTTGTCGAAATAGGATTAAGTTCTGCATACAATGGATTAGACGCTGTTTATTACACAGACGCACCTTTTGATATCAATTGGGATAGTGATACTGCACCTGATGCTGGTATCAACATATATCAAGCACAGGGTAATTTTTTAGGTATCTCAGAATCAAATGAAAATTCAGAATTAAGAATTACCAGCATTGCAATTAGTTTAAGTGCATTGGAAAGCAATAATATAACACTATTTGCCAAGTCTGCACAAATTAACCAAACGGTCACAATCTACAGAGCATTATGGGATCAAGGGACTGATTCACTTATTGGTGATAGTGCAGGTGATGGCCCTATACTAATTTTTAAGGGCAAGATTACAGGTTATTCAATCACTGACGCACAGGATACGGCAGAACTAACACTACAGGTAGATAGTCAATTTTCAAACTTTGAAAAGGTAAACGCAAGAAGAACAAACCTTGGCAACTTTCAAAGAGAACATCCAACAGACTTTGCAATGGAATATAGTCATGAAACACTTAATGATATTAGATGGGGTAAGAAATAATGATTAGAGAATTTCAACCTAGAGATATCAACGAAATAATTGCAATGGCAAGAGAACACGCAAAAGATGCTGACGTGACAGAATTATTGCCCGTTGATGATATACACATGACAGCAAT